TTTCCGCAGATTATCGCCTCCGATTTGCGCAACTCTGTTAATGATACTGGAGCACTCGGCGATGGCTATCCTGTTTCCTCGGTGGCTTCTCGGACTTTGCCTCCAGCCGGACCTAATTCTCAATTTAGTCTCACGCCCACCACTCTCACTACCGCCCCTACGCTTTATCAGTTGTTCCAGATTGCCCACCCTATGGCTGTCGTTCCTTCGAATCCCGACCGTTTTAGTCGTTTGATTCCGACAGGCTCGAACTCGGCCGTTTCGATGTCCGGAGTAAGCACTATTCCACAGTTGGCTATTGCTTCTCGCCTTCAGGAATACAAGGACCTTCTCGGCGCCGGAGGTAGTCGTTATAGCGACTGGCTTGAGACATTCTTTGCTTCCAAGATTGAGCATGTAGATCGTCCTAAGCTTCTTTTTAGTGCCTCTCAGACTGTCAATGTTCAGATTGTTATGAACCAGGCTGGACAAAACAATTTCGCTAGTCCGGGCGTAAATGGCCCCTTGGGACAACAGGGAGGCGCTATTGCTTTCAACGATAGGTTAGGCCGTCGACAGTCTTACTATTTCCGCGAGCCCGGTTATCTAATCGATATGTTATCAATCCGCCCGGTGTATTACTGGGCCGGCGTTAAACCTGATTATTTAAATTATCGGGGTTCTGATTACTTCAACCCTATTTACAATGATATAGGTTATCAGAGTGTTCCGTTTTATAGGCTCTACGCATCGAACCAGGTGCAAGACGTTTCGCTGGCTCAAGAGCCTTGTTTTAACGAGTTTCGTTCGTCTTACGACGAGGTTCTTGGTCAGTTTTCTCCTCAAAGTACTAGTAATGTTTCGCTTTATTCTTATTGGGTGCAGCAACGGCGATTTGGTTACTTCACGGGCGCTGTAACTTCGACTGATAAGCTTTACTATCCTGCGCTTTTCATTGACATGTCGCAGGTTAATTCTCCTTTTGCTTCCAATGTAGAGGATAATTTCTTTGTGAACCTGTCTTACGCAGTACAGAAGAAGAATCTCGTAAACAAGACGTTTGCAACCCGTTTGTCTAATCGTTAATTTATTGACTCTATGGCACTTGATTGGTTACTCGAAGACGCTCCCGCTTACGTTTCTCGCGGTCAGCGAATTATGTCTGTTCTCGATGGCTCTGGCTCTGTCGATATTCTCCCTGGCCGCCCGGATGTCGAGGCTTCCTCGTCTGATTTCGATCGGGGTGAAAAGTTCAACCCCGAGATCGACTTTGACCCTAATTCCTTCTCCCGTATGGATAAGTTCGACGGTCTCGAGGTTGGTCAGGAACTCATTGACTCAGAGTTGGATAGATCGAAGCCTGCTTCGAAATCTGCTAATTCTGAAGAAAAATAGTATATCCTTTACTTGATGATATATGCTACGTGCGCGGACCCCTTCTGTGAGAGTTCGTGAATTACTGAAGGTTATTGGTAACGACTGCAGGAGAGGCCGCGCATTTTTCTATCGTTCTTTAAATTCTACTATCATGTCTGATACTAAACAACCCTTTTATAAGTCGAAAGCGTTTTGGACGCTCGTTTCGTCCATTGTCGCTGCTTTGGCTGCCTTTTTCTTGTCCTCGTGTTCTGCACAGGCAAAGGTTGCTCGAACAGGTGTTCATATTGATACTGTTCGCGTAGACTACATTATCCGTTCGAACAATTTTACGCTTCCGTAATATGAGACTTATTGATTTCAAGTCTTACGTCGAGCCTGTTTCCACGGGTGCTATACTTGGTGCCGCTGGTCTTTCGGCTGGTGGTCAGGCCGCCTCTGGTCTTTTTAAGCCATCCCTTAAGAGGCAGTGGAAATATCAGCAAAAACAAATGAAGCTTCAACAGCAGTACGCTTTGGAGCAGATGCAGAAGCAGGGTGAGATTAACTATGCTAACTGGCAAAAGCAGTTTGATTATGAGAATGCCTATAACGACCCATCGAAAGTCTTCGATCGTTATCTCAAGGCCGGCGTTACGCCTGCTGCCGTTCTTGGCTCTTCTGGTGTCGGCGTCAATGCCACTATGTCTGGCGGTTCTTCGGGCTCCGTTGGTGCTTCCGGCCCTTCAGGTGGCTCTTTTGACTTCTCCAGTCCTCTGCCTCCTGGCGCTGGTTCCGCTGCTGCAGGTGTCGCTCTCGAAGCCATGGGTGTTAATTCGACTATCGAACGCAATAAGGCTGCCGCTAATCTTGATAATGCCCAGGCTGATGACATTCGTAACAAGATGCCCACCAGGGAACAAGGCCAGGCCCTTATCGAGCTCGAGAAGCAACTAAAGCGAGCTAACATTGGCAGTCAGTCTTCGCTCGCTCGTTATTATGGCGAGTTGGCTATCAATCAGGAGGCCTACAATAAGTATGCAGACCTCGCTGCTACGTATGATTTCCAGCGCATTCAGGCTGCTTATGCTGAACAGGTTGAGCGCACTAAGCGTATTCGTGCTGAAAACGATGCTGAGATCCCTCTTCTCGAACAGTCTGCGGCTGCCAACCTTGCCTATCTTTGCGCTGTCGCCGATGCTGCTAAAGCCTCCGCACGTGAGTCCCGTTCTCATGCTGATATTCTTGACATTCAGCAGAAGGATATGCAACACATGTTTGAAGTCACTTGGGAAACCCCTGTAAGGGTTCCCCTGGTCAACGAGAAGGGTGAACCCACTGGAGAATTTGAGGAGATTACAGGTCGCGAATATTACTCTTATCTTCGTGGTCTTGATCTTAGTGAAGGTCGCCAGAGCCTGTCTGGTAACTGGTTTGCTATCCGCAAGAACAAGAACGCTCTGTTTTATGATGTTACAAAGGCTTTTGCTACTGCCGCAGGCATCGCCGGTGCTTCCTACGTTGGTCGCAAGGCCGCAGGTCCTGCCGGTCCCGAAGGCTATGAGGAAGTGAGGGAGATTTACGGCCCATCGGGAACTCCCACTGGTAGCATCTATACTCGTCGTAACTATCATGAGAGAGATTGAACAGTTTTTTCGACTTTTTGAACTCTGCGGTTTGGTCATTTTTGCCTATTTTTACATCGTAAACCAATAACCTCATTATTATGAAAAAGACTAAAGTTTCAACGATTTCTGAATTGTCAGTTGATGCTGTAGATTACCTGTTTGTCGAGTGGCTTCGTCGTCGAGGTGTATTTTCTGCTTTTAGATCAAACTGCGGGTTTGATGAGAAACGCAATAGCTCATTTCGAGCTGTGCTTCGTTATCGAATTCAAGGCGCAATGCATTCATCTTCTGTAGGCATAGGCGATCTTGTTTCTATGAGTTTCATATTCGCTCGCACACCCGAAGGCCTTGCCTTTTGGTATGATGTTTCCTTCGCTTGGCGTCGTTTTTGTACTGACTTTCAAAATAATTTTAAATAATATCATTATGACACAGATTCATCTTGTTATTCGTCGTATTAATCCTGCTATTAAGATCGATCTTGTCCAGGTAGGCCGTCTTGAAGGTGGTCAGTTTACGACACTTCCTCTTGATACTCTTAAGGTTGCTCCTTTTTCGAAGTATGTAGAGTGTTCCAGCGTTTCTGATTCGCCCTACATCGAGCATCATTCTATCTCTGGCTTGATCGCAGCTCTGATTTCGTATCCGAATTTTGCGATTGAGTTTTTCGATAACACTCTTGTTCTTATGTTTGACTTTGATTTGCCTGATGATGAAAGCTCGTCGGAAGAAGAAGGGAAAGGGCACTAGAGTAGTGACCCGCCCGCTCGGTGGAAGAGTCCTTTGACTTACTAGGCCCCAGGAGATATCCCCTTCTCCTGTGGGCTTTTGTATTCACCGGCTTTGCCGGTATATCTCAAACGAAGTGGAGCCATGGAGGCCGAAGACGCGCAGCGTCCCAGCCGTTGAGGCTGTCGGCCGGCGAAACGTAGTAGTTCTCGCGCTCGAAAGTACCGTCTTTCGAAGCGTAGAGTAATATTTTTAAATTATGGACAATTTCGATTTCAAACTTAGATTTTCCCCTATTGTTGATGGCGCCCCTCTTCGTTATTCTGTTGGCGCATATCGCGGCAAAAAGCGCGTTACTATCGCTTGGTTTATCGACGAAAGTTCCGCGAATGACTATCTTGCTCTTTGTCGTCGCACTAACCCTTATGCTAAGTTTGATTGTCTTAAAAGTCTTTTTTAATGCCTTGCTCTTCTCCCATATGGATACGTAATCGGCGCTATTTCGATAAGAAGAACCCTTGTCGTGATGGTTCTGACGTTGCCAAGTCTGCCTTAGCTCTTCGTCCCTGGGACGTTGCCCGTCAATGGCTGATGGTTCCCTGTGGAAAGTGTGAAGACTGCTTGCGTCGTCAGCGTAATGACTGGTTTGTCCGCCTAGAGCGAGAGCTCGCCTCTTGCAAGGCTGATAATCAGCAGGCTATTTTCATTACTATAACGATTGCTCCGAAGTATTACAACGAAGCTTTGCTTGATCCCTCTCGATTCATCCGTCGTTTCAATGAGCGTTTGCGGCACAAACTCGGCCATTCGTTCAAACATGCCTTTTTTCAAGAGTTCGGTACTCATCCTGAGACGGGAAATGAGCCTCGATTGCATTTTCACGGCTTTCTCTTTGGCACAAATGTCCTCTATAACACTATTCGCGCTGTCGTTCGAGACCTTGGTTTTGTGTGGCTGGCAAAGGCTACCCATAAACGCGCTCGTTACTGCGTTAAGTATGTTACTAAACAAATTCAGTTTAACCCCGAGGAAATCTCGGATAAATTCGTTACCGTAGATGGAAAACCTACACCTTTATCTTGCCTCCTCCAACATCGCCGTTATACGCGAAAATTCGTATCTGCTGGCGTTGGTGATTTTCTTGGTTATATGCCTCGCCCTTCTGCTCGCGTTGCGTCGTGGTCTTATTTGGATTTTTCGAAGCGTATCAATTATAATTACTCGATCCCTCGATACTATCTTAAGTATCTCAAATCGGAAGACGAGACTTTGCGTTCGATTGCCGCTGCTGACGCTTATGCACGTTTTAGCAAGTCTTCTCTGGTTAAGCGTATTGTGTCTCTGTGCGTTGAGCGGTTCGGCTTCAATTCCGCCGTATCCTGTAGAGCGTCGTATACGTGGGAGCAAAAGCAAATAATGCGTTTTTCTGCATCTTCTCGGAAGATGCCCGCTTTTGACCCCCCCGCTTGGCTAGATATGGATATTATTCAATTTTGGATAGATCATTATAAACTTCAACTAATTATTTAATTTATGGGAAAACAACCTTTTATTTCTCACGTTGTAAACGGCTATTCTCGTTACGATGTTCCCGAGAGTAAGGCTTTTACGTGTACACCGGGTATTCTGTACCCTGTGCGAATAGATTTTATTAATGCTCGAGATCGCGTTTCTATCGAGCAGGGTATTGACGTTCGTAGCAACCCTCTTGCTGTTCCGACGTTCAATCCCTACACCATTCGCTTGCATCGTTTCTGGGTGCCTCTTCAACTGTATCACCCCGAGCTGCGGACGAATAGCAGCAAGTTCGACATGAACGATTTGTCGTTGAATTGGGTGCCCGCTGTGTCTTCTGTTTCTGACCTTACCGGGAACAGTACGTATTCTTATACTAACTCTTTGGGTAGGTGGCTTCGATTTAATTCCGGTTATATATACAACTCGAGTACAGCTCCCGCTACTGTTTCGTTGCCTGCTGACTCAGCTCCTGTTACTTGGGCGAATGCCGATACGTATCTTGCTTATTGGGATATCGTCCGCAATTATTATAGTTTCTCCCAGTGGGGCCTTTTTTCGTTTGCTTGGCCAGCCTCGTGGTCTTACAAGTTGGCTTCGTCCGCAACTACGTACATTGCGATTTTCTCCTCATCGGCGAGTTTCTTTACGCAGGCTTATGGAAATCTCGAGTTTTTGGATGCCTACTTTGAAAGCCAGTTTTATCCCTCGGCTGTGACTTCCACTAACAATACTTACAATAGGATTAATTTGTTTCCGCAGATTATCGCCTCCGATTTGCGCAACTCTGTTAATGATACTGGAGCACTCGGCGATGGCTATCCTGTTTCCTCGGTGGCTTCTCGGACTTTGCCTCCAGCCGGACCTAATTCTC